CACCAATCTACTCAATTGGGCAGAACAATAATACAATAGGAACATGCAACTACGGCAAGCGCAAAGCTTGATTGCATGTTAAAACACTCGATTTCAAAATCAAGAGGTCAAAGGCCAATCATGAAAAGAAAACGAGCTCAGAGTGGGGTCCCAACCACACGCTCTGATTCCGTAAATGGGTAATTACCCATAAATTCCACCACTAACAGCGGACAAAGCTAGCGGCAGGGCAAACAAGAGTGGTCAAACCAACGCTCCTTTATCACGACACAAGTAGCCCAAACTTGTGAAGGCAAAATGGTGGACGGCTAAGCCTGGACCACCTTAGATTTGCGAGTCATGAACTCGCTGATAAAATCTGCTGTGGAACGAGTCAACTGCGGTGCAGAAGACGAGGTACCATGCGAAATTTCATCGAACTCCTCAGAAACGGGAGAGAGCAAACCCATGAGGCGCTCAATCTTCCGATCCTGTTCGTCCGCGCGTACGCGCAAGACATCAATCTCCTGCTGTTCTCTCTCATCCACTGTAAGAAGTGAAGATGGAAGAGAAAAAACAAAGAGATCCATAGCGTTACCACCAATCAAAGTGGTCGGGCTCAAAGTTATGAGCCCACCAGCCGCCCCAATAGTGAAAGTGGCTGTATTCATGATGGGAACGTTAGCACCTGCATTTCCTGAAGCCGCGGCTGAAACTGAATCACGCACTCCAGTAGACGTGATAACGTTAAAACCTACCGCCCCTGCAGAGGGCGATTGAGTAAGTGCACCAATAGCACTAGTACTCCCAGCTACGGACAATGCAACCAAATAATTACCCGGTATACTGGCTGGAAATGTTAAAGTGTTAACACCGAGCGTCAACCCACCCAAAGTTGCACCTGTTTGCAAAACTGCACCAGCATAATTGTTAGCCGTAGTAGGAACAATTGATGAAAAATGCGCAACAGCTCCAACAGGTGCACCAGGGACAAGCTTAGGATTAGCAAAATCAACCTGGTAACACATATACAAACGCCCAGCTACAGAAGCAGCTTGGGCTCCAGCACTTGCGACTTGCAAAAGACCTATGTCGTAATCATGCGCAGAAGAAGACGCAGGATACGGCTGGCCAGCCGCAGAGGTTGCCGTGGAAGGCAACACATATCGCCATCCGCCCGCAACACCACCACGAATTCCATTCGGTTCGCAGGTGTGAGTGAACGTGATGTTAGGCTCCTTCTCAGAAACGAGCTTCCCACCGCCATAAGCCTCCATCTCAATCTGTGAGGCAAAAGCGGGGTCCAAAACATCATAATTGCAGTTTACAAGCATCGTACCCAAAGCAGTATTGGTTGACGCAACTGAATAACCACTAGATGATTCAAAACGCAGCCCGAGTTTCTTAAACCGATAATACTCAAATTTCGGTGCAATAGACCCAAGCCAAGGAAACGTAATCGAATTTCCAGCATTCAACAAAAGTTGATTCGACACTGCAAACGCAACAGATGTCGACACAGCACCAAGACACTCCTCCCGATAAGGCATGGAGTAAATCTCGCCGATAACACCTTTCGGACGTGCGGTGAACTTGGAAGGGTGATTAACCCTCTGAGGACTCATGAAATTATTTCCACGAGAATTATACTTACCCACCAAACCCTGAGCACGATGCAGCGCTCGGGAAATAGATGGGCGGCCCATAGCCTTCTCGACTAGAGCACTTACCTTCTTCGCCGCGTTAGCCTTGGCTCGCTTCTTACCCTTAGGATTAGGACCAGGATTTGTTTCTATGCAAACAAGCCTGGGAGAAGGCACAAACTTAGCACATATAAGACTTGCTAAGGGCGATTGACCACCGTGACTAGAAGTCACGACAGGACGATGGATGCGTCTAACACACTTCACATTAAATCCATTCGAATTGTGAGCGGCTACTTGGTGCGGGCAGCTTTGGACTTTCCTGCCACGACCTGCATAAGGTGTGTTCAAACACGCCTTACAAAATGAGATATTCTTTGCGTTTCCCTTCGCGCCGGTTTTTACTGTGGTCACGGTCACCATTACTTTTGCAGTTGATTCTGTCACTTTCCAGTGAGGCCGGTTTTTCCATTCGAGCTACGCGGTCTTTCTGTTTGGCGTCTCGACAAGTACCAGGGTAAACTTCCACAACAGTGGTCATAAAACGGCATGGTGATAAGTACTGTGCAGTCGCAACTAGGCTTCTACATTAACAAAATCACCAAACCATGAGAATTTTAATCACTTAACTCACAAAAGGACCTTTAAACAAATAAACTAAAGGTATAAAAAATTGTGCACTCTGCGTTTCACAGACTTGTGACTGTCTACTAGTATGGGCCAAGCTAACACCTAGACCAACCCGAGGAATTAATCACTCGTAATAATAGGTCGCATTCCACTTTGGAGTCTCGCCGCGCAAAACGAGTTTAAACAACACTGACACGCTATGTCGTTCCAAAGTATCCGTGCACAATTTACTTACTGCTAATGGCAGTTCATACGCTAGTGAGGCGTTATCACCACAGCGTTGGTATTACGCTGCTGCCTCAATCATAGATGGGTAAGTACTCCCAAAAATGTCTTGAGGCCCTCCACAATCACGGTCCAATAGCAAGCTGGCGATCGGAGAATACGAATCGCCAAGCTGCATACTGTCCACCCTTGCCTGGAACGTCCGCTGCGTCCCATAGTCCCAATAATACGTCGCATTGAGACTAGACATCACTTCGACTGTGGTAAAACACACGTCGTTTGATGGGCTGAACGCTTCAAATTGTTTGCGTTCAAACCAAGCCACATGGCCCTCGGTAAGTTGTAGGAGACGGTCAATGACTGTCTGAACAGGAGGAAGAAAGTAAGAAGTCTTCTTAAGACCAATGGCGATACCTCGCATCATTGACTTCTGACTCACACCCTGAGGTGGGTTGATAATATACCCTAATTTTGCTAACACACGGCCTGGCTTCGGCCCGAATGTCAAACCTCCTGTTGTTTCATATAAACGACTGGAACAAAACTCAACGTCTTCGCGTCGAGAACGGTAAATGGCTTCGCTTTCGAAGCCAAGAGATGCCATTCCTATATTCCAAGGAAACTTGGCAATCTCTGGGTGGCGCATGCAATTATCGTCACCCTGCACAAGCATACGAAACTCCATAGAGCCGACGCAATATGCCACCGTCTTCTTTGTCCATAGGCAGTACAAATATGCATGAGAAATTCCATTAATAATTGAATTCATCACTGAAGTATAAGGATCCCCGCTCTTTCGCGTGCCCTCACATTTGTACTTCCAACCATGATGCGTGATACCGTGGGTTTTGATGTTAGCTTCCATCAATTCAACAACAGCCCTTGGGGCTCCAAATTGTCGACACAACCACACTTCATATTCGCACCAGGCTCGCCTGATGGTGGCATCGAACTTGGCGAGGTCATCCTCCAACCATTGTCCGGCCGCTCCATCAATAAACTCAGCTGCTTTTTTGGCAGTGACACCACTTGTGAAGCACATAAAATTCTTTGTGCTCCAACGACGCTTCATCATGTCCTGCAAGGCCATTATAAATGGTCCCACAAGACAAATGAACTCGGGAGGTGCGCCTTGAATCAATCTTGGCGCTTTATGTTTCCTCCCTAGTGGCGAACTGTACAGGTCATTCTCAACCTTAACAAACGCAGACCTCTTAGTCCACATGTACAGTTGCGATCGAGTGAGGGCACTAAATTCAGTAACACCCTCTTTTTGCAACATCTCGAAAGTTCTCTTGAGTATTCTCTTAACACTAGGCGATGCGTTAGATCTCTCCAAGTACTCCTTGGGAGACACGCTTTGTATCTTATGCATTTTGGGGAAAAGATCTCGATGATTTCTTTTCGCCCAATCCACGCAATCATCAATAGCTGTTCTGCGACGCTCACCGCGCCGAAGAGGCCCTTGATGGGCAACAGGCTCCTGTGTGGCACATAACACACGAGTTTTAAGAGCCTGAAGTTCGTTGAATTGATTGCTGGCAAAACAAGTGGGTCGATAGAGGTTCGTGTCAAACCCCATTTCCACATGTTTACCCCGGATATCCATCGGGGTTTTCTGCATAAGATTCGGTCTCAACCGCCTCTCATCCAAAACCAATTTAGCTCCTTGCTTGAACTTCTTTGGATTCGGCATTTGAACACAGTTTACGGGAGTCCGTACAACACAAACTGGTTCCACCGGGTTAGACGTTGTGTGAAACGTCGCCGCAGTCCGCTTCTTTACGGGCTAGCCAGACTCCAATTATCCCGTCGAAACAGGAATTTCGGAGTCGGCAAAGTCCTCGTAAAAGCGCGACGCAGCTTAACCGCAGCAAAAAATGACAGACCAACCGCCACCAATGCCGCAATACCCCCACTGACCATAGCAACCCGGCCAAAACGAGTTCGCCAAGATGCTTTGAGCTTAGGTCCAGTGTACATACGCATATCGAAATGCGCGCCTTCTACTACTCGCGAGACATTTTGCTGTTTGTCCCATGATAATATAAAGCCGAGAGCTGGACCATAAAGATTGGCGACATACTGCTCATCAGCAGTAATAGCCAACTCTGAAACCAACACGCGACAACGAGCCTCAGAGAGTTGATAATTCTCCCAAGCTGCATCACGAAGTCGATTGGTCCACCAGTCCTTCATCTCTGCCACTAACGATTGTGGCAGACGCACTCTGATAACTCGCTCATTAAAATGGATACCAAAATGCTTGACGAACATTTTCTCACTCACCCTGCCTGAATTCCACTTGCCAATGAAATCCAAATGGTCAAAATCATGGACTGAGAAGGCTGTATCTAACAGCCGACGATCTCGATATCCTATGATATGATTGCCAGGTCCATCCTTCTCAGGATCCCTAGGCCCCAGGGGTGCGTCCTCAACTGCAGCTACAGGCTCCTCAAATTCGGGACCCTCAATAACTGCAGCGGGCACGACTTCGTCCCACTCCACCGGCCGTAATCGCAGCTTCATGGCCACCAACTCCGCAACGCGGTAAATCGGCCTAAGCTGCACACGTCGTAAGCGCAATTTCATAGCCTGCAAATCCGCGGTAACAAACCTACGGAAAACAGGTCTAAGATGGCGCAAAACACGCAGGACTTCCCTGCGGACTATGGCTGGTAGATATTTACGACGAGGCTCTGGCGCGTACTCTGGAGCACGCGGCACAACGCCTTCGCCGGCGTAGTCTTTCTCCTCTCCCTGTTGAATTGCACTCTGGGCATACCTCAGAGGCTGAAAAGGATTCGACGATACGCACACCGAGCTAATCCCACAAGCTCGAACTGGCACTCGAGTGGCAAAACGTTCATTAAAAGCATTCTGCTCTAAGCGGTTCATAGCACGCATACGTGCTCGAAAAGACTGCTCAGACAGATTGAACGCTGCCACAATTTGCTCAGATTTTCCCACACTCACCACTGGGAATGGCGAGGTTGCCACACACGATGCTCGAACGAGCATGGGTGGTCTTAAACCTCGGGCACGAACAGTCGCGATCGTGCACCGCACCGGGGAATCTATCCCAGGTGTACTGTTACCAACCGACACAGTGGTACCCTGAGGTAGTTGTGCCATATTACATAAAGATGTCTCCGAAAGATTCATGGTGGGTGTCAGTCAGGAATCGCAAGAAAGAGGCCCTGCCGCATCACAGACTCAGGATAAAGCTGGTCTGCTGGGGGACTTAAAGGACTTACTCCGGCTATGCGAATGTGTTCAAATTATGAACACTTCTCTCACGCTTTTCAAAGCGAAACACAAACGACTTGTAACCCTACCCTATAGGCAGGCTCGATCGTGGGATGAGAATTGGTCACTAAAAAACTGTGACCACTAGGGCTCAATGGACAATCCACAGAGCCCAAACCAGGTACGTGTTAGTTTGACCTGGCCAGTCCGCGATAAAGTGACACAAAGCCACAACGCATACAGGCTCGCAAGCCTCGAGAAAACAAAACCGCGCATGTAAACGGTGAACGTAAAGATAACCTCTTTTCGTTTTTAGCAAAAACCCTACAAACAACCGTGTCTCACTCTGGTGAGATTACGCGGCGGTAGGGAAAAGAACAGCAAGTTCTAT